ATATAAGTGAACGGTTATATAAGTGAACGGTTATATAAGTGAACGGTTATATAAGTGAACGGTTATATAAGTGAACGGTTATATAAGTGAACGGTTATATTCGCCGCTGACTGATTTGTTTTAGGCGTTTTATTTCCATAGACCCCCAAGGGTTTTTTAGTCAAAATTTTCCTGACCCTTGGCACGACTTTTTAAACCAAAGAAAAACCACCAAGGATTTCTCCAAGGTGGTCTACGGATTTTTAATTTTACTTTACCAGCTTATATCCTTTGTTCCAACGTCCGATATTAATACTGACGTAGTACGAGCAATTGAAATAGTCAGTATAAGGGTCTGATCTATCCCAATGATCGACATACATAATAGCCTTTGCTTTCTGCAGATATTCCAACGCAATACCTGAAAAAGAACTATCAAGATAGTATTGATTGGCTTGAATGTATTTATCAAGTCTAACGTACTCAATAACATCTTGCACATTATTCAGTGTGCGTTTAGCTTCAATAGTCTCGCAGTAGTTATCGATAAAGTCCACAGAACCTTCTGCAATCGTCAATTGCAAGCTGCTGCTACCCTTACCAGACAAAGTAGCTTTAACGCCGTATTGCTTGTTTAAAGCCTTCAAAGCAGTACGAGCTTTGGTGATTACTTCTTCGCTTACATAAGCCATTTGGATTTCCTTGATTGGTTACTATGCTTGAATTATATCACAGTTTAATTACCAGCGTAGATAGAAACGTACATTTCACCGTCTTCAAGATCGAATGGGCCGCAGGAATCATCAACTTCATCAGTAATGCAAGCAGATGAAAGCGGACCACAATCGCCAGATGCACCGTGACGATAGAATACTTCTTTATCTCCGTGACCTTCGGCTTGGAGATTTTGCAGATTTTGGATGAATTTATCGAGAGTCATTTTTAGTTCCTTGGTTAGTTGGTATGCCTAGATTATACAGCAATTTCGCCGTTTGCATTGATAACCAGCAATTTTCTTACGTTACTTCCGTCCTCTTTCCATGACTTATAAGCTGCACGACTGATAGCATTACCAAGAACACTAATTCTGGTTGCATAGTCTGGATGAGTCACCATGACAATATCCAGTTCGATCTTTTTATACTTAGCAGTGAGCTTTGCATTACGCAGTTGAATATCAAATTGTTCACGCAGAGTGTGCATTTTAGTTCCTTGGTTAGTTGGTATGCCTAGATTATAGCAAAGAATTGCTGAAGTATTTGCTCTGTTACAAACTCTTACAATTCACCACCAGCCATATAAGCCAGTGTAAAATCCTTGATTTCATCCTCTGTTGCCCACATGTGCCTTGCTAGATGCTCTTCTGACAATACCATCAGAAAATGCTCCATTCTGTGTTTAGCACAAGTAAGAAAGAAAGGGTCGTGCATTTTCCTGTACAAATTCATGCAATCACCATTTGAGCTTCTGTTACATTTTCTTCTAGCACTAGGAAATGATCACCAGCTTCTCGCAATTTTTCATTAACGTAAGTTGGTGAATCACTCAAAATACTATGCTGTACTTTACCACCGTATTTTACACGAGTCTCCATTACAGTACCAGTTACCCATGCTTGATCAAGATACTTTGCAATAACCCATTGACCTTTACGATCAAAGTTAGAACCTTCGTTGTATTTGCATTTCATTTCAATCTTTCCAATCCAGTTGTTGAGCTTGAATTATACCACGGTTTTTTCGTACTCTGCATACCAATTTTCCATAAAATCACTGCAAATGTAATCTACAACTGTTTCATCATCTTCAAGACCATATGGAAGCACTTGTGCCCATCCAATGCGTTCACCACCAATAGCAAGCCGAATAACTACGTTTGCTTCCTCTACGGATTCAATCGCATCAATGATATTTTGGTACTTTGTGCTGTGACTTACCTGCCACTCTTCACCGTCCCAAACACTGATAGTATGACCCAAGGCAAGAGCATGTTTAACGAGGTGTTTGTAAGCTTTCATCATCTTCTCCAGTTGTTGATACCTCAATTATACATGCAAATCTTACCTTGAGCTTACAACTTCAAAATTTATTCAAGTTGAAATTGCAGTTTTGATGCGCTTGCATTAATTCAGTCTGTCGCTCTTGATCAGAGATACAGATGCCTGAAATGCTTTTGGTATAGCTTTTGATTTGCTTGTCGATCACTGCAATAGCCTCCAGCAATTCCTCTTTCTGCATTTCATAGAAGAATTTACCATCTATTGAGTTGTATGTAATGTTCATTTGCTTTTCCTTTTCCCTAGTTTATATCCTACATATCCAGATGCAAGTATAACACAGAGAAGACCGATTCCGAAAATAAATTGTAACAGAAACATGTCTTCTCTCCTATCAATCCCAACTAGAACTAGAGCTAGAACTAGATGAACCTGAGTCCCACGATGAACTACTATCAGAGCTACTAGAGGACCAGCTAGAGCTTGATTTAGAGCTAGAGCTACTATCATCATCCCAAGAGCTAGAACGCTTGCTAGGACTGTCTGAATCCCACGTAGAGCTACGACTTGGAGTACTTGGGGTATCGTCCCATGAGCTTGATTTAGTCTCAGTTGGAACCTCTCGTTCAATTACTCTTTCTCGTACTACTTCTTTATGGCTGCTATTATTAGCAGTAAGAACATGGCCCATCATAGCACCTAGCATAAAATCAGTCGCTGAATTATTGCTGGTTGTATTATTTACAACTACAGGTGCAGGAGTTACTGCAGGACTTGCATTATAACCGCTTGGGCTTGTACGCACTTCGGTCTTTTGAATAGGTACAGGTGTTGGTATACTTGGACTACCACCGGCATAAATGCGTTCATCCTTTGCTGGAGTAGGTTTAACCGATGCAAAACCAGAAGATACTACAGGAGTTTTTAGTTCAGTTTTAACTTCGTTTTTCGGCTTAGTCTCATACAATTTGCGCTTGTATTCTGCATATCGCTCTTGAGCTTCTTTCTCAATTTGAGCTTGGCGTTTCTTACTCTTCTGGTGATTATCGTACATTACGTAACCAACGTAACCAATTACTCCGAGCAAAATAATCAAGAAAACATTACGCCAGAAGTGACTTTCTTCAATTGTTTCAATCTTAGCCACCTGAGGGTGAATAGCTTGCTTTAGATTTTCTACACTAGATTGCGGTGCAAAGTCTAATGCTGGATTAAGACCCATAGCCTTATCAAGAGCGTGTTGAGCCTTGGTTAGATTGCCAAGACCAGCTTGAGCCTGAGCCATAGCATAGAACGCTTTAGCTGAGTTTGGATGGTTCTTAATAATTTCTTCAAGGCCTTTTTCAGCTGCTCGGTATTCTTGTTGAGCGATCAAGGTCTGTACTTGATTAAAAGTAGGCTCTGCATGCGCTTGCATAAACAACATAGACAAGCCAAGCATAAACGCAACGATGATTTTCTTCATATTAACTCCTTAAAAATTTTGACCGATTTGTTGCATGATTTCGAACCAGTAGTCTGTACCTTGCTCTGTCTGGTCCCAAAAGACAATAGCTGATAGTTGACCACAAGGTTCAAAACTAGGAAGTTGACGCATATCAGTCAGCATATAGACTGCAGCTTTGGCATTGACACTAGCGACTTCATTGATTAGATCAAGATAAGCCAATTCAAGATTAGTACTAAATTTCATTTCATTTCTCCTTTTCGTATTCAACGAGTGTTACAGAGCCTCCAGTATAACTCATATTGCAAGCAAAAATCTCCAGCATCGCTAAAATTCTTTCTTTATTTCCACCTGCAAGGCCCATCCCAATGTAAGGAAAGCCAAAATGACAACCTTCGTATCTACTTTCTAGTTTGCGAAGTACAGAACCAAAGGCCTTGTAATCAAAGTGATCTTGGACAGCTTGACCTTTGCGGTTGTAATCGTACTGTGTATAGGCATTGATGATATTGAACTGCTTACCTAGCATTACAGAGTAAGTCCCTAGCTTGTTGCGATCACCTTTTACTGTCTCGCAATCTACTGCATAGGCCTCTGGATACTCTTGCTTGATTTGCTTGGCGATACCACTGCCCATTGTACAAAAGCAATTACAGCCCTGTACAATGCAGTTAAAGTGACCTGCACGAGCCAAAGCCAGCAGATCACCTTTAGTATGTTTAAGATGCGTAATCATCGTATGCTTGACCAATACCAATACTGACATACCAGAACAGCAAATTGATGTTGATGGTGTGCTTGAATGGAAACTTGTGGTAGTAAAGACCTAGGCCAAAGCCATTGGAATTACCAAATGTAAGCCGATCACCTGAACCCATGATTAATCCTCCTTATGTTGATTTTTAGCTTCACGCTTGCGATTCTTATGCTTTTGCACAGATTTACGCATGACAATAGCTACAAGATGATTTCTCTGCTTGAGCTTATTCTTTTTGATTTTCTTGCTCATTTGTTGGACAGAAAAACTGATTTACGGTGCAATGCACTAAGCAGCTCACTACAGAGGTTGTATTTCTCTTGTCTATCTTTCGACAAGTGTCTTGTTACCAATGCGGGGATTGATTCATTATATCCGACAACCTGCACAAACATATCCAATTCTTCGGCACTTTCAAAAGTAATCTGAATAGATACTGGTGTAAAAGATGCAGGTACTGTTTCTACTTTCATTTTAGACTCCTTGTTCTTCTGCCATTTTAGCAGCAAATTTTAACCACACATAACGAGACTGTTGATTTTCTGAATTGAATTCATAGTGGTCCTCAAAAGCATTGATTGATCCAGTAGGACAACCCATGTTTTTTAACCCTGTCTCAATTCTTTGAATCAGTGCATCACGCTGCTCCCAATCTAGATTATAGCACAAATCCCTGACAGCTTCATGCATTGCACAGCAAGAAAATTTTTCTTTATTAACATTGGAGTGCATCGAATAATTGGAGTGCATCCAATACTCTGAACGTTTTGAAGCAAGTCTCTTGTCAGCTGCATAATGCAAGATTTCAGCGATAGTAGGTGTCTGCATATTAATCCCCTTGTTGCTTGTAATACTTGATCAAATCGTCAATGAAATTCTTACGAGTCTGTTGCATTTTCTTAGGATTACCATAGATTTCCTCGGATGTTGCATAACCTTGAGAAATAACCCAATCTGCAAGAGAGAACTGATGACCAATTAATTCACTGATTTTGTTCTTAATCTGTCGGGCTTTTGCCACTTGATTATGGTCATAACCAACTTCCATAATGTGATCACAAATATAGGGTGATACACGGTTATCGTGCTTAAATTCGAATGAGTCAGGCAGTTGAGCTTTAGCACTTTCGAGAATTTTAGAGCTTTTCATGATTTTCCTTTCAATTACCAGAAGATGTACCAAGGTTTTTTAGCAGCAATAACTTCGTAAGTTCTGCCTTCGATTGTATCCTGCAGGTATTCTGCAAGGAACAAGCACATATAGGCTCGACCTTCCCACTCTGCCGGTGTATTGGTATATTCACCAAGCATTGTAGTATGTTTTTTAAACAATTCAGATAGCAAACACTCCATCAAGTAGTAGTATTTATCTTCTCCTGTTTGAGTTGCAAGAGCATTGCAGATACCACAAGTAGTACTTGCAGTCAGAATTCCATCGAAGTAATTTTCTGCACAGATCAACAACTGATTACGCAAGTCAATGCGTTCAGCAGTAGTCAATGGACGAGGATATAGTGGCGTTTGAGACATGGTTGTTCCTTATTAGATAGCGACTGCTTCGATACCTTGCATACGCAAAGCCACGATAGTGCTACGGTTGATGCTGCGATAACCTTGGTTTTTTACATCATAGATGTTGATGTATTCATCGGTATTGGTATTGATCTTACCACCTTTGAGATACTTCTTGACACCAAGGCGACCATTCAAAACACGCAATGAACCGTCCTTTTTGATAAAGGATACAGTAACCATCTTACCGTTGGATTGTTCGATCAAAGAGGCGAAAACTTTAGAGCTAGACATATGATTCCTTTCAGTTGTTGAAGACTTGATTGTAGCACAGTTTTGATCAAATGCCGAAATTATTTTCGACTTTTTTGAAGACAGCGATAACTCGCTTTCCAGCTGGATTGTCAAACGTATCGATGATCTTGCCATTGACAACAGCAACAGCGTGACCAGTTGTATTGACGATGTATTCACCAAAACCAAGCTTAGGCAGGAGTTTTGCCAAGGTGATACCAGTCTGTGCCTCTCGATTGCTAATACGAGCCGTATAACGAGCCGCACGAGTCGTACCGTAGACACCATACAATGCAAAGCCAGCTTCTTGATAGGCAGCTTGCATTGTAGGGAAGAAAGCGCCTTTGCGATCCTTACGTCCGTGCTTTTTCAAGAGAGCGTGAGCTTTCTCGTAAGGCATCTCTGTTGCATTTGCCAAAGCACGAACAGTGCAATCTTTGGTTTCATTGCCAGTTTCGGAAGTTGCACCACGGTAGACAGCTTGAATCTTTCGCATAATAACTCCTGTGTGTTGAAGCCTCAATTGTAGCATAACTTTTAAGGCTTAACGAATAACCCTACAAATTTATCAACCTTTATGAATCATGCCACTGCAGTCTGCGTTGTTGCAATAGAAAAACTTCCAATTCTCTTGCGTGTGCATTGTACCAGAACAAACTGGACAAGACGGTTCTGCAGTGTTCTCTTGCTGTTGCTTTTTAAAGATAGCATCCAAACGACTGGTGTATTCCTCTTGTGGAATACTATAAGGACGAGGCCGTGAGCCTTTACCTGCATCATGTGCCATTACTATCTCCTTCAAACTCAGCTTTTAGTCGTAAATATTCCTTAAGGCGTGAAGCTTTTGCTTTGTCTTTGACAGTTTTTTCTTCATCTAAACGCTCTGCATACTCTTGATCTGTCTCTTTTCGAGTAACAAGTAGATACACTTCTGTTTCATTATCGTATCCTTGCCTAACATCAAATGTAAGCTTACATCCTTCTCGGATATTTACAATATATTCATTAAGAATAGAATCTAGTTCTGTCTTTACTTGTTCCGGTGTATTTCCGTCCAATAGATCATATAGACTTACGTAATATGAATTGACATTTATATCTTTTTTCATTTTAAATCCTCATTATCAATAATTAAACACAACGCACCGATCACAAACACCCACCAAGGTGCAGCATAAGCGCATGCCATAAAAAATCCAAACAGAGCTAAAAACATATTAATCCTTTGTATAAATATTGTGTTTCTTGATTTGCCACTTATCAATAAGAGCTTTACCTTCTGCATCCTCATCAACGCATAAGTGAACTACTGTTTTCAACACACGAGCAAAACGCACACCACCATCGCCTACATCAACTTCGTGTGGAAGTCCTTGAAGTATAGCCCAAGTATTACTGGTGTAACGATAAGTGAAGTAATTACCGTACTCGCACTCTTGAAACTCACCGATATTTTCATCACGCATTGTCAGCATCAGTCTCTCCAGTTGTTGAAGTCTCGATTATATCAAAATCTAACCAGTCCGTGCAGCGTTTCAACAGACTTTTTGGATTATTTCTGTTCTCATTTGTTGTATTAAAGTTGAATTCACCGCCATATGTACGGAAAGTAATACTAAAGCACTTACCATCTCGCATATCGATGTGAGGGTCTACGTATTTAATACTTTTTCGTCCTGAACCTGCAGCAAATGGAGAGTGCCACATGTGGACATAATTCAAAAGATTTGCTAGATCAGTGAGAGTCATGTTAGCAGACATTATTACTTCCTTTCATGTTACGCAAAGCAAGATCAACTACTTTGTTTGTATTGTAGCGATCATAACTGCGGATAGGACTGCGAGTATCTGTATGAGTGTAAGTATGTTTTGGATCAACTCCATGCTTATCACGGTAGGCATTAAAGAACAAAGCAGCGTCACAATCTTCTTCCAAATAAGCTGTGCCACCACGGACATAGCTATAAGGGCTAATCTGAGTAATGATTGCCAACTCAAGTAACTCTTGAATTTTAACAGCAAGCCAACCATGACCGGGATCAGCGTAGAATTTGTAAGTCTTCATTTGAACTCCTAGTGTTGAAGCCTCAATTATACAACAAAAATCCCTGCAGGATATACCCACAGGGAAATAAAGGTTATTTATTCACAATTCACAATCTTGACAGATGTAAGTTTACCGTCAGTGAATGTAAATTCAAGATGATCACTCATTGCTTGATTTTTAGCATACATTTGTTGAGGAACTTGTAGTCCGTCAAAAAGCTCCGTAGCAACTGTTCGTTCAATGCAGTCGTAGTGCATATACATCTTTTTAATTACTGGTTGTGGTTTGATGCGATATTTAATGTGTGAGTTCCATGTAGGGGAATCTGCTGTTTTCCATGCATGACACTCTTCATGACGAAATTCAATCTCAGCACCGTTAGCCCAAGCAATAATTTCTTTTGCGTGTTTATGGGGTTTATTCATTTTAGCTCCTTTCAACGAGTTAATTCAACAGCTGTTACTTTACCATCAGTCAGTGTCACCTGAATGATCGCTTCATCGATATGGTTCATTCCTTCGGGCCAAATCTTAGCATCAATTTTTTCAGGATTCTTTTCAAAATGTTGAGCAAAGATGAATTTTTTCTCGATCTTCGGAATAGGTTTAACTCTATATTGTGAAGCGTTATACCAAATTGGAGAATTACATACTACATCTTGCCAACAACCTAGTTCCGCACTATAGTACTCAATATCAGCACCATCAGCCCAAGCTTTGATAATTTCTGCATGTTTGTGTGGTTTGTTCATTTCGGTTCCTTTTCTTTGTAAAAACGATGATTGCCAATTGTAGCATAGACTTTCTTGGTTTTGGTCCAATAATTTGAAATTTTTGTTGTTGTGTACCAAATTACAGACTTAGGTAGTACAGGCTCAAATTGGCCTTCTACCATGCTTTCAGCTGTCAGAGCCACCTTGGTATACATAGGACGTTCTGAGTCCTTTATAGAGGCTTCTAGACGCATTCCCGTAGGTTTGTCTTCAAGTGTATAGCTGAATTGTTTGCGTTGATTGATAACACCACAGTACGTGCTTGGATACGCTGGATGGTTAACCCTGTTTTCAATCACAGAGGCAACAGCTACAATTCCATGCTCTCCTTCACCACGAGCTTCATGCCATAGTGCAGCTTTAATGCAATCTTTTTCTTTCTGTTTGATTCTCTCGATTCGAATCTTTTCAGCTGTCTCTGCTTGTTTATTTGCAGAGTAGTTTTGGTATTCGATTACGACAAGACTTGTTACTAACAGGAAAATAAGATAGTACGCCAGATGCTTTAGCAGTTCTTTAAGATGCAGATTCATTGCTTTCCTTTTTAAGTTCGTACCAGTACTCATAAGAGTCGCTGCCTCCAAATCCTTGCTCTTGCCTTGCATGTTCATCACAGAAAGGATGATTACCTGCAAATTGAGTACTGCGAATCCACTCAGCTGGTTTATCGCACATTAGGCATGTTTGTTCTTTCATTTTTCAACTCCGAAATGTTTTAATACTCTCTCATTTAATATTTCTTTACCATCTTTGCTACAGCTTGTATCCAATTCTTCGCAAACTTTTGCCATACATTCCTGAAGAATCGACTCGGCGAACTTTTCAAAAAGAACTTTAAGTTCGTCCAATAACAAGTCGGTGAATTCATTTTCTTTCCAAGCTGGATTCTCCTCCAACATCTCTGCCCTATACGCTTGTTCAGCAAGTTCTTTAATTCGTTTGTTCATTTTTCAACTCCGAAATGTATTTTTAATAGTCCGCATTACTCTTAGGTATTCTACGTGGTCCATATCCAGAGGTATAGAATTGACACATTCCCGAACAATCAACTCGGCGAACTTTTCATCCCGCTTCTCATTCCACTTAGTGATACCTAATGGCTTTTGTTCGTTGGCGTATTCAGCGGCCTTGAACCTAAATTCTTTAATTCGTTCGTTCATTTTTCAACTCCAAAATGTTCTAAGATTCCGTTAGGGCCATCGTAAGCTAAACTAGCACATTCCCGAATAAGCAATTCGGCGAACTTTTGCATACTGAATTTCTGGTAAACACCATCGCCTGTGTCTGCGTCCACATAAGATTGTTCGGCAATCTCTTTAATTATTGCGTTCATTCTTCAACTCCTTCGATCATTTTATCCAATTCTTGTGCCAAATCTTCCAGATTGTGCCGTCCCTGAAGCCTATCACCAAAGAAACGATCAGTGTAATAATCACCGTTCTGGCGCTCACGCTCTTCCAGATATTCTCCCAATACTTCAGAGAATTTACGAGTCATTCTTCACCTCGCTTAGTTTTGCGTTGTTGTGAGAAGTCTTTCTTCTTCTTCTTGTCACTACGAACTGGAGTCTCTTCATATCCACCGTCATCAAAGCGTTTTTTCTTGCCTTTGGTGTTTTGGATGTAAGAACTTTGCATGATTTTCCTTGGTAAGTTGTTGGGATGACTGAATTATAGCAGCTTTTTCAGAGTTCGCCAAGTTTTTCTAAAATATCTTGAGCTTGCTCGAAAGTTGCACCACGAGTGATGTAGTTAACAATGTCTCCATCTGAATCAATCTCTACTACATCGAACAATGTTTTATGAACTTTGTTACGTACAATGACTGTTTCCAAGTCTTCTAGTTGAATAATATCAAAATCTTTTTGCATAGTGGCTCCTTAAAAGAAAAAAGCGGCCAATACCCGAAGGTATCAGCCGAAGGGATTAGCGGTTGTTTAGACGCAACGCAACAGCGTTAGCTTCCGTTAGCAGACTGCACAGCTGCACATCAGTGTATTGTACAGTGTCGAAAACTTTCCAGTATCCATTGTTCCATTTGACAGTATAACGCATTATTTAAACCTTTCTTTGTAAGCCATTTCAATACCAACTTTTAAGATTGTCTCTGCAATCAAAGCTTGGCGGTGTAGTATATCATAGATATAGTCGATTGGTAGCTCTTCTTCGTTAGCTTTAGCAAATAATTGCTGAATTGCTATTTCGAAATCTTCAAGTGTCATTACTCCCTTTCATTGTAGTTAAAATTAAACTCTTTTTCTTGCCAGTATCGCAAATCTGCTATGACTTCTCGTTCATCTTGAAGAGATACAAATTCGCAACTGCCTTCTGAAAAGATTGACTTTGCATCAAAAACTTCTACTTGTTTCTCTTGTTTCTCTTTTTTCTGTTTCTTCAAAATAAAGCCTCCGGTACATCAGATACATCAGGTTTTGTATTGGTATGCACTTTTTGATCTAGCAACTGTTGGCTCTCAGGTGTGCGTTGGTTATTCATCGTTGGAAAGGGCCATTTTGGAGGTGTCTGTTGTTGCATGTCGGATTCCTTCTAAGTTACGTTTCATTTCAGGATCGATCTTTACGGTGATCTTGACTGCATTGTACAGCATTTTTGTTGGATTACCAGAAAAACCGTCTTGTGTACTCAACAAATATTTAGTAGGCTTCAATGTACCTATACCATCAATCTTCACAGTCTCACCACGGCCTAAGATGACCTGTACATGACCGATCATATGATTCAGGATATCCTCTACTTCATATTGATGATACCTAGAGGATTCTGCAATCAATTTGATCAGTTGTTTATGACTGGTTCTTTTGATTGCAGTTTCCATTAACCTTCCTTTACATTATTGGGAATCAGTTGTCGGAATTGAACCCAACCACGTAGATTACCGGACCATAGCTGCCCATTCTTATCTAGGTGAGTGATACCTTCAATTTTGAATTCATCACTATCTACGATTGGTGTAGCGATATGTTCGACAGGACTAGCATGTACAGGTACTGAATTAATCAGTCGATCAAACACAACAGATGCTTTCTCTAGGCTACCATCATTCTTACGGTAGCTTACCTGAGCGCAGCAACTTGCACTAATCATACGTGCTTCTTCTGCAGTAATGTAGTTATTGTTTTCATCCAGATAGACAAACGGGAGATCAAAACTTCTGTTTCGGATAGTTGTTACATACGGAACATGCCATTCACCTTCATATAATCCTTGAGGTGAACTTGCCATATATGCATCGTGCATTTTCTGAGCCAGTTCTTTAATCTCAGGTTGTGCATCAGCATGATCACGCAGCCAGAACCAGTTATTGAACTCAGTGGCTGTAACAATCGTTTTAATCAACTGGTAAGGCTCTAGGACACGGTTAACGATCTGTTTATGCAGTCCCATATCTCGCATGACAATAGCGTGGTTAATGGCGCTGTCTCGTGCAGCTAACCACAGCAGTTTAGCACCCTCTTTATTCTCAATCTCAATATTAGCTTGCATACCAGCCTGATTCTTACCCCAATGCACAGGCATAGCTGGATTCGTCTGCAATAGCTCAATAACCTTGTCGATTGGAATAGCACGAGAACTGGCTGCATTGCGGCTAAACATACGATGCGTCATTAGTTCACTATGAATGAAACGAGGATAGACCAACTCAAATGTAGTCAATCTCGATCTCATTTCAAGATTGTAACTATCTGCAATAATTTTTACTTCAATCATATTTTTCCTTTATTAAAATACGCATTCACATGGTTTGTTGTCACTATCGGTTTCAACATTAATTTTAATCTTCTGTTTTGCTAACTTCCAGAACGTCTGGTGTTTAATATGCTCTGTCGGTACAATCTTAGCTTGTTTCATTGATTCAAACAGTGGTTCCAACTCTTCAAGAGTAGTCCCTTTAATAATTGTGTAACCAATTTCATCTTCAGCCCATTTAGCTTTCTCCCACACATCTGAACGAGTGCAGTACACAATATACCAATGTTGTTTACCTGCTTTTAGACAACCAACACAATTAGCATGTTTAAAATTCTCATATGTATTTGGGGGCAAGATACCTATTTCATTAGTACTTTGGATAGTTCGTTCAGTCCACAGTGCCAGCGGATAGTCTGTTTTAAAGCCTTGTGCACCGAGGATACCGCTTCTACGTTGAATACGTGCAGTTTCATTTGCATCAAAGCCATAGTAAATAATACAGTTTTTATCTGCAAAATTATTTGCTAGGTATTTACCAAATGGTTCAGTTTTTAACCGACTTGTGCATAATTCTGTACCAGAGCCTACCTTAAAAGCTGCCGCAGATACAACAACATCGAATTGATCTGGAATTTCAGCCAAAGGTAAATTCTGAATATTAGCGTAGGTAATTTCCAGACCCAGATAGTCAGCTACTTCTTGTTTAAAACGTTTAATGTCTGAATTCTCAACCCAAGATGAAATGTCATGGTTCAACAGAATTACATTTTCTTTACCAAATCTACGGGTCACTTCGATAGCGACTAGAGCAGAAGAATGCCCCCCCGAATAACAAACAATGTGTTTCATTAATATTCCTTATGGTGATCAGAGATATGAATCTCTTTTTGTTGCATCAGTGTTAGAACATCCTCTTCAGTAAAGAAACGATGTCTTCCATAGATATTGTACGCTGAGTCTAAGCCTACGTCAAGCATTTTACCCTTACTATCTGCATGATTTCCATGACAATGTCCATGTAGATGCAATGCACCATAGCCTTGACGATGCCAGCTTGAGATAGGAAAGTGAAATAGCACTGTAGGAATATCCTGCAGCTTAATCTCTTTGTAATCATACCATGCAGCAATCAAACCATCTTTTACAAGTTGGTTAAGGTGTTCCCGTTTATCATGATTACCTTTGATAAAAATCTTAGTGCCATTCAATTGGGATACAAAAGTTGAAATACGGTTGTAATCTTTAGCAAATGAAAAATCACCTAGATGGTAAACTACATCGGCTGAAGTTACATTCTGATTCCATACTTTGACTAACCAATCCGTATGCAATTCTGTTGTTGTATCTTTTCCACGGTTTGTGAACTCTACAATCCTTCGGTGTTCATGGTGTAGGTCGCTTGTGAAGATTTTCATCGTTTACCTCTCAATTGTCCTTTTAGTTTTAAATACTCTTCGTCTTCTAGTTCTCGTAATCCAATGCAAGGTTTGTTTACTTGCTTTTCAGTTGCACGATTATTCAGACGAACAAGGCCACAACGACCGCAGTAAACAAACATGCCTTTAGCATGCAGGTTACGATTGAAATTATGGCCTTGCATTATAAACCTTGTGCATGCCGATTAGGGCAAGCTTCACATGGTTGCATCAGTTGTGTTAAAGCACATTCAGTGCATGTCATCCAAAAGACTTTCATATTAAACTCCTTTTAAATCTTCAAGAATTAATCTGCGTTCTTGATCAGAAGAGGCTAACCAAGCATCTTTAGTGATCTTTCGTACAATGTACTCAGGTGCATCATACCACATTTCTGGCAATTGCATAGCAATAGCAGTAGGATTATTGTACATTACTTCAACAAATTTTGCTGTCATACGCATCAACTTCTTCTTACCTACGTAGTAATCACTCTTGATTTTACAACAGTTGTCGTAATCGTAGGCTCGACTATCAGAGTACATTGGGTACATCATGAAACCTTCACCACGATCATGCTTTGCAATCTCTAGTGCTTGTTCTAGGGAACAACGAGTAACTTTACCCATTGGGTGAAACTTACCGCTATCTTTCTCACGTACACCGAGTAGATGTAAACCTTCACGTTCTTTAACAATATGAGGGTCTTGAGGTACAACCACTTCAAATAGAGTAGTAACATCAGGATAAATAACCATATCGTAGATAGACCAATCTTGAAGAATTAACTCTTTAGCCCATTTTGCATATTCACTTGTAGTTGTACCAGTAGTGGATACAACAATTTCATTATTATGCAGAGTAACACAGGCCATAAAGCCATTGATTTTCTTGTACATTTCAACTGGCGTGTTCAAAGGTATATTTTTCCAGTAATCTTTTTCAAGATAATTGAAACTCTTCTTTGGAGCAGCTTGCACGAGTTCATGAGTAGTATTGCAATATACGTGCCCACGGCAGTTCGTCAACTCAGGTACTTTATACCAGAGGTAGTCGTACATTGCCTTACGAGCGTATTTAAACGTAGTGTACTTACCATCGTTTTTAAGCGTAGCAAGACCACGGTTAACTAGATTCATTTGTTGTTCGTAAGTCAGCATCATGTCAGTCCTTTAATTTTTTATTCCAGAATTGAAATTCTAATTTTAACACAGTAACAGCAAAGCCGATAACTCTAGGGTTAGATGGTTTCCGATAACCAAACCATTTATCTCCACCTACAATATCAAAATCCCATCCAACAGCCCAAAAACACTTGATGATCAACATCAATAAAATAGATAAGGGCCAAACTATAGAAAGAATAATTGCAGGACCAATATCAGCATTCTGTGTTCGAATAGCAAACGCTATCATCATAATAATCACGCCAGCCTTGTAAATAAGTAATTCAAGCATTTTATTCCTTTATTCCGTTTGTTCAGTTCCACCGATACCAACATCAACAACATACTCACCATTGTCTTCTCTAAAAAGTTCTATACTATATTTACCGTCATAGAGTTTACAACTATATCCATCAGTAATTGTAACTTTCAAATCCTTATTGAACGAAGATAGTTCGTCAATTAATTGTCCTACTGTTGTCATAGTACTCCTTCACAATTTAATACTAAACTTACGTTTCATTTGTTCGACTTTTTCATCAGGGCAACCGTGTACGTTCTTACCATCGTGGTAATTCTCTACGATTAAACTTACAAACTTAGCTCCGCATTCATCAGCAATATCTTTGTACGTCTGTACTTCCCAATCGGTTACGCTGGTATTCGACACTGACACATTAAAGCCATCTTTTAGGAAGACTTTAGCTACAGTCTGACAATATTTATGAGCAGCTTGTAGCTTAGTTGGATCAAAATTATAATCGAAAGAGTTTGTCTCTTTATTATAAGTCTTGAAATAATCGTCAGCTTCAAGATTGATCAGCGTCATTGCTTGCATGTTCATAGTTTCAGCAAACGTTGATTTACCAGAGCCGGGTACACCACGGATTAGGTAGAGAGTTGGTTTCATTTCATAAGCCTTTCAGTTAACATTGCATCTGCCATACGATACGCCCATTCAGCAATACCTAAGCGATTTGAATCATCCCCTCGTGCTATACAAGCTTGCATAGCTAAACCTGCGAAATGATCACGAAGGGTCATACCTTCACCGAAGTTACCATTCCTACTTGTAGTTGGAAATGCTGGAATATTATTTTGCATCAGTATTTCTCCAATAGTTCTTTATGACGAGTGAAAATGTCTTTCATATGCAAGTCTAGTTTCTTTTGAGCAGCTGGACGATCTTTGGTTTCTTTTTGCCATGCCTCCCATAGCTCAAGAGCAGCGGAACCTTTCATGAGGACCAAACCTTTATACACAATTTGTTTCATTACTCTTCCAATTCTTTAAGCTGACGCTCAAGTTCTTCTTTGCGCTTTTGCTTCAAGATGATATCACCCTTAGCTTTGACTTCATTGTACCATGCAACAATGGTGTCTAGACCAAGTTCAACTTGATGTGGTTCAAAATAAAATGTACTGTTCATAGCATCATTATGAAACATAGGTACATTCCGCATTGCTTCATGCAGTGTCCTATTGGCATAATTGTACAAGTCTTCACCGAACATACTGATGCAGTTACAGTATACCTCAACTGTAACTTGATCTTTATATTCACCTTCGTAGTTAGTTGGTTCACTTACACGTAAATTAATACCCCATGCGAAGTATACACCTTTGTAATGCGAAGCTAACTCTTCAAAACGATCACCAGTGATTTCATTGCTGATAATACGATCTTTAAACATTGGTAGTAGTTCAGCAAGTTTTGTAACTTTCTCGTACTCTTTGCGTTTATCTACAAGTTTCTTCTCAAGTTCAGCAATAATTTTAGTCACATCATTTCCTTTCATTTTATTTCCTTTCAAGTGTCCGTTCTGTAATTCGTCCCTGTCTCTTTATTTAAGACTCTCAACAAGTTTCGATGGCATTACAGCTTTTTAAACAGGTGGATGTTCCCGTAGAAAGGCGAGAGTCGAAATTATTTGAACCACCAATGAAGTAGACCAAATAAATAGATAGCCGCCGAAGCTGCCTCTACAATCACAAGTGCTTTATCATTGTAACTGATCCAGCCGACTAAACACCATAAAAATCCACCAATGAAACCAAATACAAGATTTAGAGGGAATATGTTTAAAGTTGTTAAGATCATGCTGATCATATAGAATGCAGTACCAAACCATCTAAGCATTAGACGTACTCTGTACCAAAAATATCAGTTTCAGACTGACTAATGCTAATCGAATACAACACAACTACATCTTCTTTGAATTGCTGTCCATAATCGTATTCGATTTTACCAATACCTTCGATGAAACGATTGTTACCACAAGCAATTTGTGCAGCGATGAATTTAAAAAGTTCTTTATATGTTTCTACTTTAAAAATACATTCACTAAATTCTTTCATCAAAGTAGAATATGCAATATTGGGGTTGATCTTAATTGCAACTTCAGCTTCAGTTCGTACAAGTGCATTGATTTGTTGAATTTTACCCATATTAGTTCCTTTCAGGTGTCCATTTGTGTTGCTTCATACAATTCTACATCAATAGCAGCATCTCTCAGTAGATTAATTCCACCTTGATCACGATATACATCTTTGTACACCAGACGCTTTACACCAGCTTGAATCATCATAGCAGCGCAAGGTACACAAGGTGATAGTGTAACATACATTGTAGCACCAATACAACTTACGCCTTCACGAGCAGCTTTTAAGATGCAGTTTAACTCAGCGTGAATTACTTCTGGTTTTGTTACGAGGTCAGGATAGGGTCTACCAATGTCATGAACCTCATACTCACAATCGTTAGAACGTCCTGTAGGCGTTCCATTGTATCCGGTGAGTGTAACCCCTTGACTAGTAACTAAAACGGCCCCTACCTGCGCTCTAATGGCCTTGGATAGCCTTGCGTGAAGCATTGCAGTACCCATGTACGTTTCATCTAGTTGTTTTTGATCAGCCATGCGCTTATTGAAAAACGAAAGTTTCTTTTGAATCGTCAGGTTTTTTGTAAGTTTTGTACGTTTTTAAACGTTCTTTGGCTTGACTCAAAGTATCAAAGACTGGTTTTTCTGTCAATCTCCAATGGCGGTCAAGTGGGTTATGACTCAAATAGGCAAAATTACCTGAAATAATCAAGTATTTTCTGATGGCAAATTTATTATTTGTCAGCTGCACAATGTGAGCCTTAAACGGATTATAAAATTTCATATTCTTTTATTCCTTCTGGATGAGTGTATCGAACAAGTTTAACACCGAAACCTTTAAGCATGGCTTGGCAAGTAGGGCACGGTGCTGCTACTGCCATTGTACCATCGTTATGAAACCGTTGCACAAGAATACTATGAATATTCTTACGACCTGATGCAAGGACAGCTGCAAGTTCGGCATGCAGTTTATCCTTTTGTTCAGATTCACCAGCTTTAACTGCAAAGTGCTTTGCAAGAGGATGACTGCGGTTGTAGTCATTCACTCCAGTACCTAGCACCTTACCTTTACGATCAAAGCAGGTTGCAACAATTTCATAACGTTTACGGGTCATTTGCTCTTTTGTTTCTTCAGTTTGTGTTGGATACGTGCAAGTTTAGCATGATCTTTCTTGACTCTGCGTTGTGTATTACGCAAAATGTTCATGCGCTCAAATGCAACGAATGAATCTGGATTGGCAGGGTCAGAGTAGCGCCAGAGAGTGTCAATGTCTCGCTTCAAGTTAGTTAGTACTTGTTCATCATTACGAAGCACTGCAGCAAGTCCTGTAGTCAACGATTGGATTTCATCTTGCGTAAGAGCATAAGGGTTGGTTGGAGCATAGCTTACGCTCTTTAGCAACAAAGCTTCTTGCGTAGGTTTTCCTTGCATAGCTCGTTCAGCTTTCTCCCATACAATCTCAGCTAAACTTAGTTCACCATCTTCAAGACCCATACGGTCAACCATGTTAGCAAATTCAGGTTTCAAGATCATTTCAGTTCCTTTCAAAGTTGTGGAGCCTCGATCATAGCACAGAAAATTTTTCAAAACAAGGGGTTGACAAGAAATTTTTTAGGAGTACAATTCACAACGGGACGAGGGACGGAGGGATCGGCAGGGAACTCGACAAGGAACTCAACTTCAGAATCTAACTTCAGAATATAACTTACGTATTAACTAACGTTATAACTGAAGTTTAATGCAAGTTTTTTAACACTAAAAGGAGTAATGAAATGAATACAGTAATTTGTAATGAATGCGAAACAGTGGCTCACTGCATGCGAAATGGTTGCATTCCTAAAGTACCACAGAAGCCAGTTGTGCATTACGTAGGTACACCAGTTTTTTGGAACTGGAATGACAACCCTAAACAACCTGTAGCGGGTCTACCTTTAGTATTAGACCATCCAAGACTAGGCCGGTGCTATGATGTTCGTACTTCTATTGTGTTGCATAAGTATTTTGATGGTACAATCGAGACTATGAACACAATTTACAAACAAGTAGCACAGGAGCAGATGGGATCATGAGTACACCAGAAGTAACAACGGAAGTTCCAGCACAAGTTGTATTTCAACTTTGTGAAGAGTTTCTAGATTCTTTAGATAAAGCTAAGGAACTGACTAGAAAAAACCTCTACCAGTACTACATCAAACAGACAGAGTTCTCTTTACTTAGATTGCGAAGAGTTCCTGCGTACACGCATGAACAAGCAGTGGAATCTGCAAGGGTCAGTACGAATTGGGAATTTGCATGGAACAAAAGCAATGAAGTAATTCAAATAAAGAACTTAGCTTTGCGTGATTTATCTGCTACAATGCAGGTCAACTACGAAGCTTGGAACATGATTCATAAGCGATTCACTGCAGCTAAACCGGAGAACAGGTACTATGAAGATTAAGAAAACAGATGTTAAAAATGTTCGTCTAACTTGGCAAGAAGTCAAAAGTGATGGTACAATCTCAAATCGTACTTATGCTTGTGATGATAAAGCCGCTAGTTGGCATCTGTGTCAAATGCGTAAGAGTCCTACTCTCAAAAATATCAGAATGGAGAAACTATGAACGTAGTAGCTGAAGTTGTATTAGATGACCAAGGTTATCCTTATGTCAATTGGCACGAAACTAGCAATGATTTCTATGATCATTACCCTGTTGGCACTAAGTTTTGTGCAACATGGGTTGGGCTAACGGATGAAGAGTTGCGTCAAGTTTGGTATGACGATGCCCCAGTTGAAGGTGGTACGTACATTGACAAACTGCGCCAAGTCGAAGCCAAACTTAAGGAGAAAAATACATGAAATATTTTGTAACATTGAAATACGAAGAGACTATTGAAGTTGAAGCTGCTGATGAAAGTGCAGCAATTGCCGAAGCTGAAAAAATGTTCGATCCAACTGGTGATGGTCCTACGTTGGTTGACGTATGGTCTGACGATGATGAGGATTACTATGAATTCTGATCAAATCATTTGCAATGCAATCATGACCCCTGACGGTACTTACTTGCGTAGTTACCATCGACATGATTACAAAGAACATAAAGATACAGTATCTGGTGAAATTTACATTGTAGATGGCGGTACTGCTTACATTCGCCGTAGCTTCAATAAAACACCTGCAACGTTTATGGATGTATACCTAAGTGATCCTTTTGAAACTGTACGTAGGAATTTTGTATGGAAATCTTATGGTAAGAATGGAGAACATATTCCTCATGGTGTTTATTTAACATTGAGCGCTATGGATACTGATCATATTCATGCTATACTTGATACTCAAACGCAACTCAAAGGCTCTTACGTAGAGGGATTGCTAATCAAAGAACTTGCGTATCGTAAGGAAGGTTTATGAAACAGCCAGATAATTTCGTAGATGCAGTGAGTCGTATTGCTTCAGTCAAAGCTAAATTGATCAACGGTGGCTATCATATGTCGGATCGTGATATGCATTTAGCTAACCGCTTGCAAAGTATTCTACTAGCTTGTCATGAAGCTAAAGAGTATTACAACGAATTTGGTAACTTAAAGGAACAAAATGACATTTGAAAATTGGTTTTTTAAATCAAAATGCAAAACTTATACTTTACAAGGAGCGCCTGTTCCTTTAAGTACTACTTTGCTGTATTATTTCTCCAGTAACGATTCAAATAAGTTTGATGCTCTGTGCAATATCCTAGAAGATGCATATAATGCAGGTAAAGCTGAGACTAATACCAATGAACACTTGTATCTATTTACAAATGTTCAATCAGGTGATAAAGTCTATAGCTTAGATGCAGAGTGCAAAGATTGCCGATTTGGTATGTGGACCCGAACAACTTTTATTTTGGAGTAAAGTATGTCAGACGTTGAAAAATTTTGGACTAAAGTAGCTGCACAATTCGGTAGCAAACGAACTTGGCACGAGTTGAATCCAATGGAGCAACAAATGGTCATCCAAGGCATTAATATGATTTTGCAGGTGGCCCACCAATGAAATTCGTAAAGAAACCAGTAGTTATTGAAGCTTTTCAATGGGATGGTACTATTGAAGGTGCAGAAGCTATTTCTAAACTATTTCCAGAGTTGAAGACTGGCTGTTTTACTGGGCGGCATGTCTCATGGACCATATATACACTGGAAGGTTGGATTACAGCAAAACCCAATGACTGGATCATCAAAGGTGTTCAAGGTGAGTTTTATCCTTGTAAGCCTGATATCTTTGAACAAACATATTCTTTTTGGAGTGCAACATGAGTTTAGTGTTAATTATTTATCTTGCTGGTGTCATTACTAGTATTTCAAATCTAATTTCTTTTATGTTTTGCATTACGCTGATTTGTTATATTATTTATATTTGGTGGCATGGTGATACATATCCTACACTAAAGGGTATTCGTGTTTGGCCCATTGTTCTTATCTTACTTACAGGATTAACAAATTCACTGTTACCTTCAGAGCGTACAATGTGGATGATGGCTGGTGCTTACACTGGTCAACAAATTGTAGAAAGTAATATTGGTAAACAAACAGTTGCACTGATTGAACTTAAACTTGCAGAACAACTTGAATCATTAAAAAGTAAGGCAAAGAAATGACCTTTCCAAAATTAATTTATCAAAGTCCTAAAATTTTCTACTATGCTGGTGTATACTTAAAGCTTGGCAACAAACGCTATCGTTTAATCAAACTAGGAGATCATTGATGACAATTCCAGAAGGTTTCAAACCACAACTAGCTATCGAGCAAACAAAAGTCAAGACACAACCAGCTAATCGGTACATGTCTGAAAAGCTTGATGGTATCCGCTGCATCGTCTTCGGTGGTGTAGCTTACAGCCGTAGCCTCAAGCGCATCCCTAACCTAAGCATTCAAGCTTATGTACAACATCATGCAGAAGCTATGGAAGGTATGGATGGTGAACTTATCGTAGGTGATAAGAATGCACTTGATGTATTTAACCAAAGTACTTCTGGAGTAATGCGTATTGAAGGTGAACCTGACTTTACATTTTGGGTGTTTGATCGCTGGCATCCTACTCAAACTTGGATTGAGCGTTTTACACGTTTAGTTAATTACACTCGTTTTCCTGCTCGTGTCAAAGTATTGGAGCATTTGACTGTAGAATCAGAAACACAGATCGATGAATTTGAAGCTACAATGCTGGCTCAAGGTGCTGAAGGTGTTATGCTACGGGATGCTGACGCTAAATACAAATGCGGTCGCTCTGGTACAAAGAATCCAGAACTACAGAAAGTCAAACGCTTTGTTGACAATGAATTTGAAATCATTGGTTGGGAACCTAAGTACACCAATACCAATGCTGCAAAGACCAATGAATTAGGTCGCACAGAACGCTCTACAGCCAAGGAAGGTATGGTAGCCCTAGATACAATGGGATCGTTGATTCTATGCACCTCTACAGGCTCTACATTCAGTTGTGGTAGCGGTATGACTGATGCCATCCGAGAAGACTTGTGGGAACGCAGGGAAACTTTGATGGGCCAGCTTGCAAAGGTTAAGTATTTTGACGTTGGAAACGGGTATAATGTACCGAGATTTCCGGTGCTGGTTGGTATTCGGCATAAGGATGATCTGTGATACAATAACGGAAACAGAGAAGGAGTAAGCTATGAAAGTTTATATAGTTCTAGAAGAGGACCGTGGATGCGGAGTAAGTGTTGCTGCAGTATTTACTACGCTAGTAGCTGCTCAAGAATACCTCAGTGGTCCAAATGGTTCAAACTGCTACTTAGATTCGGAGTCCGGTGAACGTGTTATTTTTCAAAAATTTACAGGGTAAAATATGATCAATAGAACACAAAGTCCTATCCCAAAGTGGCAATTTGTAGTTTTCGGACTATCCGAAATTTTTGATGGTCTGGTGACTGTTTTATCATTAGGTATGTTATCATCTCGTTTGTCTATAACGACTATCTCGTACTTTACAAAAAAGCATTTCAAATCGAAAGGAAAGAACAAATGACAGAACGTAAACTCGCAACAATTCGTAAGATTGCCGGTATTGAACCCATCGAAGGTGCAGACGCTATTGAAGTAGCTGTAGTCGATGGTTGGAAAGTAGTAGTCAAGAAAGGTGAATATGCAGAGGATAATCTTGCTGTGTACCTTGAAATTGACTCTTGGGTTCCAACAAATCTTGCACCATTTCTATCCAAAGGTAAAGAGCCTCGTGAATTTGAAGGTGTAAAGGGTGAGCGTCTACGTACTGTAAAACTACGTGGTCAAATCTCACAGGGTTTGTTGCTGCCTATTACTATTTTAACTGATAATGGTCCAGATGTAGGTTTGGGTTTTTCTTGTGAAGTACGCATTGAAGAAGGTTTTGATGTAACCGAAGCATTGGGTATCCTAAAGTGGGAACGCCCAATGAATGCTCAACTCGCTGGTATGGCACGAGGTAATTTCCCACCTCTAGTACCAAAGACTGACCAAGAGCGTATTCAGAACCTGACCCGATCTTTTGAGAAGTACCAAGAAGATAGCTGGTCTATCACTGAAAAGCTCGATGGTTCTTCTGCTACGTTCTATCTTGACCATGAAGACGTATTTCACGTATGCTCTCGTAATCTTGATTTGAAAGAAGACGAAGCAAATTCATTCTGGAAAGTAGCACGTAAGTTTCAAATTGAAGATATCATGCGCCGAAACTTTATGAAGGGTATGGCTATTCAAGGTGAAATGATTGGTGAAGGTATCCAAGGCAACCAGTACAAAACACAGCTTGACTTCTACGTCTACGACATGTACAATACGAACACAGGGCAATACATCTTGCCTGTACAGCTTAAAGCTGCATGTGAACGTCTAGGTCTAAAGCACGTACCTATCTTGGTTGAAGCTACTGATATTAAATATCAAACACTCCAAAGCATTATTGAATTTGCAGAGGGTAAGTCAGTGCTAAATGGCAGTGAACGAGAAGGTGTTGTGTTTAAGAGCAATACGGTACATGATCGCAGTTTTAAGTCAATTAGTAACAAATGGTTGATTAAGACAGGAGATTAATTTGGATCGTTTCGTAAGACACGAAGCTTGCGAAAAATGCGGTAGCTCAGATGCTAAGGCAGTTTATAGTAATGGAAATACTCACTGTTTCTCTTGCGAAAAGACTGTCCTTAGTGAAGATGCTAAAGCAGAACTCAAAGCTCGTTTAAATACTGGTAAGAAAATAAAAACTAAACCGAAGGAAATAGAAGATATGGAAGTGAAGACGAATACAAAGCCAGCTATGACACCAGAGGAAAATGCTGCATTAAAAGCAGAGACTTCCAATAAGGGTAATGGCTTTCGTGGCATCGAAGACCACATCTACTCTCGGTTTGGGGTGCGACATGCATTCTCAGCTGAGACTAGAGAAGTAATTGAGCAATACTATCCTTGTACTCAAGATGGTGAGCTTGTCGGTTATAAAGTGCGTGAAGTACCTAAGGATTTTTATTCTAAGGGTCGTACTGGTGCTGACTGTGAATTGTTCATGCAGTTCAAGTTTAACCGTGGTGGCAAGTATGTTGTAATTACAGAAGGCGAAGTTGACGCTCTATCTGCGTATCAGATGCTGGATGAATACAACAAAAGCAAAGGTGGTGAAGTTGAGACAGCTGTAGTTAGCCCTACGACTGGAGCCAACTCACATAAGCAAGTAGCAGCACAGTTCAAGTTCTTTGACTCGTTCGATTGGATCATCATTTCGTATGACAACGATAAAGCTGGTCAAACAGCCACTGAAGCCTTGATTAAGGTCTTGCCTAAGGGTAAGGTCAAGATCATGCCAATGCGCTTTAAAGATGCCAATGAGTACCTGCAAAAAGGTGAATCAAAAGCTTTCTTGAGCGATTTCTACAATGCGAAGAAACAAGTGCCTGTAGGTGTTTTACCTTCAAGTAATCTGTATGATCGTATTCTAGGTCAAACTGCAGTAGCCAAGATTCCATTCCCACCTTTCATGCAGAAGTTAAATGAGTTATTTGTTGGTGGTATGCCTCTTGGTCATATCGTGAACATTGCAGCTGATACTGGCATTGGTAAAACAACGCTGGTTAATGAACTAATCTATTACTGGATTTTTAACTCGCCTCATACAGTTGGCATTGTCTCGATGGAACTTGATGCTGGTCAGTATGGCGAAGTTTTACTATCTCGGCATTTGTCCAAGAAGTTAGCTTTGATTGAAGATACAGGTCAGAAGCTTGAGTATTTGAACTCAGACAAGGTTCGTGATCAAGCCAAGAACTTGATGACTACCGAAGATGGTGATTCTCGTTTCTATCTGCTCGATAACCGTGACGGTACTATCGAAGAGATTCAAGACACAGTAGAAGAGCTAGTTGCTGCGTGTGGTGCTAAGGTGATCGTTTTAGACCCCTTGCAAGACATCCTAGATGGTCTGAGTAATGAAGAGCAAGCAGAGTTCATGAAGTGGGCCAAAGGCTTTATTAAGAGCCACGGTGTAACGTTCATCTTTATCAACCACATGCGAAAGACTCCAGCAGGTCAAAGCGGTGCAGATAGTGAACAGAACATTATGGGTTCTAGTACCATCATCAAATCAGCTTCAGCTAACATTTTGCTCAAACGAGATAAGATGGCAGAGAGTGAGCTAACACGAAACAGTACAGAAATTACAGTTACTAAGAATCGAGTATGCGGTCTAACAGGTCCGGCTGGCTTTATTTACTACGATAACGCTACACATACTTTATTCAGCTTAGAAGACTGGTTAAATAATCATTGATAGTTGACGTAAGCCTCAAGTTGTGATAGACTTGGGGCTTATTTATTTGGAAGGAAGACATGCGGTACATCATTGACATTGAATCAACAAATCTTTTGCAGAACGGTCTAGACTACTCTGCGATGCCCTACAAGTTGAAACCAGACTACAAAGTTTGGTGCGTAGTCGTGCGTAATCTTGATACCAAAGCTGTCGTGCATCTTGTAAAAGAAGAAATTACGCACAAGAATCTAAGCCGTATCCTTAGTGATTGCACTGAGTTGATCGGTCACAATATCATCTCTTTTGACCTACCAGTCCTTATGCTATATGGAGTGTTGGATTACCGTATTGGTTATCCCGGTCAGCCTTCTACTCTTTTTGGTAAGCCTGTTACCATCACAGATACGCTATTATGGTCAAAATTGCTCAATGCTGATCGTCTTGGTGGACATAGCCTAGATGCATGGGGTAAGCGCCTTGGCAATAATAAGACTCATTTTGAAGAGTGGGACCGTTTCTCTCAGGAAATGCTGGATTACTGTATCCAAGATACTAGCGTCAACGCTTCTATTCTGGATGAACTGATCAAAGAACAAGGCAAACATAATTGGACCCGTGCGTATAGCATGGAGATTAAGCTTACCGATCTTACTTTACGTCAGGAACTGTTCGGTTTCGACTTCGATTTGAACCTTGCTCATAAGAACCTGCAAGAGCTAAACACCATGATGGAAAACATTGCTAAAGCTGTCGATCCATTGCTGCCAAAGAAACGCATGACACAAGCTACAGCTGGCTTTTATGAACTGCCTAAAATCCGTTTTAAGAAGAACGGTGAAGTTTCTGCTAATCTTTTGAAATTCTGTGAAAAGACTGGTGCTGTATTGTCAGAAGACTTCAACACCATTACTTTCGAAGGTAAGGAATTTCCTATTACTACCCAAGAGCCTTTGAAGACAGAAGAGGATGCATGCATTGAAGATATCGATGTAGTTAAGGGTTATTTGATTTCACTTGGTTGGGTTCCGTCCGAAGTCAAAGAGCGTGATATTGTCAAGAAGACTGATAAGAGTGTCCGAGATTACAACGGCATTATCGAGGCAATTGATCGCTATGTTAAACAGACTGAAACATCGGTGTTCAGAGATTTGCGCTTGGAACTGCTGGATGTAAAAATGGAGAATCTTCGTGCATTCTTACTAAAGAAAATCAACGGTTCCAAACCAATCTATTTGCCGACTACTCCAAAGCTGACAGTAGGTGTTGAAAAAGAAATCTGTCCTAATCTGATCGCTCTTGGTCAAAAAGCTGAGTTCGTAAAGGACGTTGTGCATTACTACACATACCGTCACCGCAAGAACTCTATTGCTGGTGGAGCATTGGATGAAGATGGTGAGCCAATGACAGGCTTTATCAGTGCTGTACGAGAGGATGGACGTATCCCTACTCCTGCAGATACTCTAGGAGCTAATACAGGTCGCTATCGTCATAAGATCGTGTGCAATGTACCTCGTGTAACTTCACTATATGGTGAGCAAATGCGTAGTCTATTTGGATGCGGTCGTGGACTGTGGCAACTAGGTTATGACTTCGCTTCTCTTGAAGCACGAGTAATGGGGCATTATGTTCTGCCTTATACAGAAGGTGCTGAACTTGCTGCAGCTTTGGTTGCAGAAAAGCCTAATGACATTCACAGTATTAATGCTCGTAAACTAGGCATTGATCGTAACTCTGCAAAGTCGTTTAGTTATGCTGCGATTTATGGGGCGCAACCTAAAAAGCTATCTAAGATGCTTGGCATTACAGAAGCAGAAGGTCAGCGACTATTTAACGAGTATTGGGATGCTGTACCTGCACTGAAAGAACTAAAAGAAAAAGTAGAACAGACATGGGAAGCAAGCGGTAAGAAAAGCATTCCGGGCTTGGATGGTAGGAGACTATCAACTCGCAGTAAACACAGCCTTATTAACGTTCTATTCCAGTCTGGTGGTGCTATTGCTGCCAAGTGGTCTGCAGTTCGTTTAGCTCAGGCTATGGAAGAGCGAGGTATTCTAGGTGATCCATTTAAGGATACAATCGAGGATGTGAAAGTCTGGTGGTTGATTCACATGCATGATGAACAGCAAATGGCTTGCCATCCTTCACTGATGACTGTCAAGGGCTTTGCAACTGAAGAAGAAGCTAAGGCTTTTGTTCAAAGCAACTCAGGCTGCAGTGCTGTCGGACATGGTACAAAAGGACCATACGTAGGCTTAAAAACTCTGCCTGTAGAGTGCATTGAATTAGGTATTAAAAACGCATGTGAAGAACTAAAGTTACGAGTTGACTTAGGTTTTGAATATATTCCGGGTAAAAGTTGGGGGCAATGTCACTAATGAAAGTATGTACAGTATGCAAAGAAGAGAAGGAATACGAACATTTCTACAAATCTTCAAGAGAGAAAGATGGTTTTGGTTATAGATGTAAAACTTGTGACAATGAAGCAAGAAGAGTATCTAGAAACAGAAACATCCCTAAAAAGGAAAATCCTACGTGGTTAGGTTATAAAAGACGTTGGATCATGTTAAAATACGGGTTAGAGTTAGGAGAATATGAAAGAATTTTAGAAGCTCAGAGCCATTGTTGTGCTATCTGTGGTACTAATAACCCTGCAGGAGAAGGAGTTCACAATGGTAGATTACTTTCTTTTGCGGTGGACCATGACCATGTAACAGGAAAAAATCGAGGCCTTCTTTGTAACTTATGCAACAGGGGTATAGGATTTCTACAAGATGATGTTGAAGTCTTAAGAAAAGCTTTAGAGTATCTTATTAAACATAAGTAGCCTATTTAATGAAAGGACGATATGCGTAAAAATGATTTGATTGCTATGCTTAGTAAGCTAAAAGGTAATCCAGAGGTTGTACTTTGGAATGGTATGGTAGGTGACTACATGCCTATTGGTAAGCTGGTAGAAGGTGAGCTTTATAAGTACAATCCTAAACACTATCTAGAAATGATTGAGTTTGAGATTAAGCGTGACAACAAGGATTGGAATTACAAGTTAACTTCAGAGGATATTGCAGATGCTATGCTTGCTTATAAAAAGCATCACAAGTGGGAGGAAAATCAGTTTGTCACTGCAGAAGATATAACAAAGAAACGTTGGAAAAAGAAACGGGTTATTTATATCGATGCAAAAACAACTGGTAAAACTTACAATGATCGTTTAGGAAGTATTAGTTACTAACATGAATCGATACGAATACAATAAAGAGTACCAAACTCTACAACAGTACGATGACAAAGGCGTTTTGCGGTCCAGCATGTCTATGCCTCAAGCCGATTTAAATAAATTGGCAAGTCTCAATGTAAAGATGAACATCCTGAGAAAAGTTGATGTACAATCTGAGCATTCTACGAAAGGAACTACAAATGGTTGAACTTAAAATTGATGGAGTGACAACGGACTTTAAACAATGGAACTTTCCAGCGGGTGAAGTTGGCGTACAGATTCCACAAATCTCTGAACAAAATAAAGTCCAAGTGTGGATGCGTATGCCTTCTTCGGATGACATTTTTGTATGTTTGAATATTCTGGACGCTTTGTTTCGACAAACGGTTAATCCTAAAAATATTGAGTTGCATATCCCATACCTACCGTATGGTCGCCAAGATCGTGTATGCACTCAAGGTGAAAGTTTTGCATTGCAAGTATTCGCTAATACTATTGTAGCTAATGCATGGTTTTCAAAACTTGTAATGTGTGATGCTCATAGTTCTGCATCTTTAGAGGTGTTTAGTAAATATCTATTTGAGGTTGAAAACAAATCTCAAGCTGACTGCGCTAAATATCTACCTCGATTTGATGCTTTGATTGCACCAGACAAAGGTGCTAGTGCAAAAGTTAATACTTACTTTCAGGTACGAGGCTTTGACACTAAAGTTTTTACGCTTAATAAGGTTCGGCAAGATGGTCGTGTGATCTATGAAGACTATGCTTATGATACAATCTCTGGTAAAGTTTGTGTAGTGGACGATATCTGTGACGGTGGTGCAACTTTCTTGTCTTTGGCTGAAATGCTCTGGCGTACACAACCAAATATCAAAAGCCTGAATTTGTATGTAACACATGGAATTTTTTCTAAAGGAGTAGCAGAACTTCTAAAATTCTATGATACAATCTACGTTCACAACTTGATGAACGATATGGTTCAAAAAGCACAATCAGTTACCGTTATCTAAAGGAGTAATATGACATATCTCGATCCAATCACAGCTTGCGATTTCTACAAAGTAGGCCACAAAGCTATGTACCCAAAAGGTACAGAAGTTATTTACAGCAACTTTACACCTCGGTCTAACAAACTAGCCCCTAATGCTGGTGGTGTTAAGCCAACTAAAGTTCTCTTCTATGGTCTGCAAGGCTTTATTAAGTCTTTCTTGATTGAACAATTCAATAACAATTTCTTCCATAAAAGTAAGATTGAAGTCCTTGCAAAATACAATCGCCGTATGGATGTTGCGCTTGGTCAAGGTGCAGTTGATTCTTCACACATTGCTGCTTTGCACGATCTAGGCTACCTGCCTATCGAAATCAAAGCATTGCCAGAAGGTTCACTGGTTGATATCAAAGTTCCAGTGTTCACTGTCAAAAACACACTTCCTGAATTTTTCTGGTTGACTAACTATCTGGAAACAGTTTTCAGTAATGAACTCTGGAAAAAGATCACTACTGCTACAACTGCTTTTGAATATCGTAAGATTCTCACTCGCTATGCTAAAGCTACTGGTGCGCCTTTGGATTTCGTCCTTTGGCAAGGTCATGACTTTAGCTATCGTGGTTTGAGTGGTGTAGATGATGCATCCAATGCAAGCGGTCACTTGGCAGCTGGTTTCTTTGGTACTGATACCATTCCAGCTATCGATTACGTTGAGGCCTTCTATGGCGGTTTTAATGCGTTTGTAGGTGGTTCTGTTCCAGCTACTGAACACTCTGTTATGTGTGCCGGTGGTAAAGAAACCGAAGAAGAAACATTCCGCCGTTTGATTACTGAAGTACATCCTTCTGGTGTAGTCAGCATCGTAAGCGATACGTGGGATTTCTGGCACACTCTATCGGTGACTTCTGCTAATCTGAAACAAGAAATTCTGGCTCGTACTCCAAATGAGATTGGTCTAGCTAAAGTTGTATTCCGTCCTGATAGTGGTGATCCAGCTGATATTCTTTGTGGTATTACGGTAGTCAACCTAAACGATGCAATTAGCCTAGAAGATGCACAAAATTGGGCTAAAGATGTACTTTATGAGCGTGAAAGCATCGAGTCAGTTCATGGTGAGATGGGAAATTGGGAAGTATCTGGTTATTTTAAATACAATGGTATTGTCTATCTTGCCACAGTAGAAATTGATTGGAGTCGTTACGATAAACAGTACTACTATATGGAAGGTTGTAAGTTGGAAAGTTTCGAGCCAGTTGAACTAACACCTGAACAAAAAGGTGCAGTTGAAACTCTGTGGGATATTTTCGGTGGTACAATTAACGATAATGGCTTTAAGATGCTGAATGAACGTGTTGGCTTGATCTACGGTGATTCAATTACACTAGATCGTGCAACAGATATCTTGCAGCGTCTACAAGACAAAGGTTTTGCTTCCAGTAACGTTGTATTTGGCATCGGCTCTTATACTTACCAGTACGTCACTCGTGATAGTTTTGGTTTTGCAATGAAAGCTACTTACGCTGAAATCAACGGTGTTGGTGTTGAATTGTACAAAGACCCTGTTACTGATAGCGGAACTAAAAAATCAGCTAAAGGTCTACTGCGAGTTGAGAAAGAAGGTGATACTTTTGTTTTATACGATCAGCAGACCAAAGAGCAAGAAACACAAGGTTGTCTACAAACTGTCTTTAAAGATGGTCGGATGATCAAAGAAACTAGTCTAGAAGAAATTCGACAATTAGTTACACAACAGCTTGACGATATGGTCTAAACTGTTGTATAATAAAGGTTAAGCGAGTGTAGCTCAGTTGGATAGAGCACTGGTCTTCTACACCATCGGTCGGGGGTTCGAATCCCTCCACTCGCACCAGAATAGAAGCTGTAACTCAGTTGGTAGAGTCATTGGGCAGGTTACTGTCGATAGTACAGGTAAATTCGTACTAGGCGAGTCGAAGGTTCAAGTCCTTCCAGCTTCTTCATAAAATTAGTCCCGCTTATGCTTGTTGCTCAAATCCCTAGAGTTAGCGGCACACTTCAAGCGAGGTAGGTGAAAGCCCTATCAACCTGCAGATTTGCAATTGGAAAAATAGATGTACTGATGGTGTGGTACACTAGGATGTCTAAGGCCTGAGGATTGTCGTCCAAAAAGCGTAACGAAGAATAGGAGTGAAAACTTCTACGGGAGCGAAAAGACACTATAATACCAGTTTAGGGACTGGTGGTTATAGTTCAGTATATTTCAGGTTGGGTTAACGAACGTGGTTTACTATTTGGGTTTTATGACGCATGTGAGCTAAAGCATGACGAGGAACTAAGATACGGAATATACTGAACTATGGCTACTTATAGTAAGAGATAAAAGTGATGGTGGTGTGTCAGATTAACAAACGAGTGCTTCCCACATGCAGGAGTTGTGTTAGTATCTCTTACTATAACTAAGGAGTAGAAATGAAAAATCTATTGATTGGTTCTCGTGCGCTAGAGTACTGGAGTCCAGACTTTAAAGCTAGAGATACTTCCGACTGGGATATTATTAGTTTGCATGGAATTGTTGATGATACCAAGCGCATTGAATTGCATGATTTCAATACTGTAGGCAACTATGATATGGAACGATACGCTTCTGAGCAGTTTATTGAAATTGCAGGTCAGCGTGTGTACATCGTTAATCCAATTGGTCTTGCAATTATCAAACGAAGTCACCTGTGGCGTGATCTAAGCTTTCAAAAGCACATTACACACTATCATAAGCATCTTGCAAGATATCGTCCTGCATTTACTGCATTTGATGAACATGTGCTGAAAAACCGCACAGCTTGCACAATGAAAGAGTATCCCCAAGGTCATCCTAGTTTGAAGAAGTCCGTAGAAGATTTCTTTGATGACTACGTAGAAAAGAAATACAATCATGATTATTTGCACGAACTTGTTGCGTATCACGATAAACCGTTGTATACTCAACTGCAGCGTGATCCAAGCAGTGCATGGTGTGACAAAGATTTGTGGGATAAGCTTGCATTTGACGATAAACTCAAGTGCGTAGCTGAAGAGACACAGGTTATTGCAATTGAGCGTTTTCTTGTACCTAGAAATTGGGAATATCCAGTTCGACATGCGTACCTTAAAGCTCTCGATAAAGTTTGTACTACACTTTGTAGTGGATGGTTCAGAGATTTTGCAATCGACAATTATCCTGAAATCTTCAATTTGTGTGATACAATGAGGTTTGACAATATTAGAAAGGAACTGGAAAATGGCACGAACTAAAACTGTAACAGAACTGACAGTAGAGCAACAGATTGCTCAGATTCAAAAAGAAGCTCAAGATAAAATCAAAGAACTTCGTAGCAAACTACCTTGGAACCAACGCTTTAAAACAGCCTTTGCTGCTTATGTAAAAAATAACTCGCATAAAATTACAGATTATATGCGTGGGCAACACGTAGACGGTTCATATGTAGACTCTATCAATGAATACCTGAAAGATCAGAACCTGTCTTTGGTATACGATTCGGCAACTTTTGATAATCCACTGTACGATCAAAAAATTGTTAACAGTTTAGTCGATCAGTATGATTTAAGCGAATATCCAGTGTATACTATATTTGCTGTTTTTGAAGATACAGTAGTTAAAGGATACATTCAAGTTAACTGCAACTACTCTTCTTATAACGGTAATGATTATAGTGGTTGGCATTTTGTTCAGCCAAAAGAAATCACTTGCACAGTATTTACTCAATACAACCCTTGAAAGGAATGACATGTTAAAAGATAAAGTTTTAGATATCCTACGTACTCAAGAAATGGAAGGCAAAGATACCATTAATGAAATGTTTGTTGGTGAACTTGATGAAAATCCTCGTTGGGATTCAGAAGAGATTGCAGATTTTCGTAAACAGCTAACTGAAGCTGGCATTACTTTTAAACTTGTAGATCGTTATGGCGGTGAAGATCAAGGTAGTGATTATTGGTCTGTGTACTCTTTCTCAGATAGCTCTGAAGTAGTATTCATCCAGTTTGATGGATGGTATGCTTCTTATGATGGCTCTACGTTTGAAGAGTTCTTTGAAGTAAAAGCTGTAGAGAAAACAATCACTGTGTTCGAAAAGAAATAAGGAGTTAATATGTCAATTGAATTGAATACTAAAATTGCTGATATTCTGCATTTACATCCTAATATTCCAGAAGGTATGATGGAAGGCTATGTTCCACATTCACACGAACATATCTTCAAGAGTGAAGGTATTTCAACTCAAAGTGTTGATGAATACGGCGGTGAAGATCAAGGATCAGAGTACTGGCATGTATGGAAATTTACTAAAGACTCTGACGTTGTTTATGTTAAATTCTTCGGTTGGTATGCATCGCATTACGGTTCAGAGTATCAAGGATTTAAAATCGTAACTCCACAACAAAGGACAATTACAATCTATGAGTAATAGTCGTAAGATGCAGGGAACTTTAAAACAGTTCGATGCATCCGAACATGCTATCTATGACGTAGCAGGTAAAACTGCTATGTTAACTTACCTCAATAAGAAGATACAAAAGTATAAAACTATTGAGAATCCGAATAAGTATGGCATCGATTTGCTGACTCTGGATGAAAATAATAAAGTTCACTTTTGTTGGGAACTTGAGGTAAGGCATGGTAACTGGAAAGAAGATACAGCGTTTCCGTTCAAAGAAATCAACTGCATCGAAAGAAAAGATTACCAATGGCGGCACGATCAGGAGTTTTATGATAAAATTCCATTTCAAATTTCCAATAACTGCGTTGCTTACTATGTACAACTAAATAAGCAATGCAATCGTGCAGTAATCATTAGGGATTCAATTATCTTACAACATGAGTTAAAACCTTGGGCAAACCGAAAAGCTGATAACGAATACGTAAGACAAGTTCCAGTGACAAGCGCAACCGAAATAGATTTGCGACAGTAGCTCAACGGTCAGAGCAGGGTACTCATAATGCCTTGGTCGGGGGTTCGACTCCCTCCTGTCGCACCAAAAAATTATGTTGACAAGGTTAAACCTTTTTGATATAATAGCAATTGTAGCGAAAGTTACATAGTCGTGCATTTCAATAATCGCACATTTTAGTCCGTAAGTAAATCAGTCCTAGAAAGGAAAAGATATGAATAAATTAACAGGTATGCTTCTATACGTCCAACTTAACAAGCCAGTGAAGGCTTATGTTAAAGCTGGTGAAGACCCTAAACCAGATGAATGGAAAGCATCTATTGCGCTAACCGATGAAGACACAGTAGACGAGTTCGAAGCTTATGCTAAGAAGATCGATGCTAAAGTTTCTATCAAGAAAGTCAAGAAAGACGATTTTGAGGGTATTTACAAAGTAGCACCTCCAGAAGATTCCGGTAAGAACATTTGGGTTATTACCTTGCGTAAGTCAACTCAACTTGGTAAGACTGGTAAGCCAGTTCCAGAGCTATATCAACCTAAAGTATTTGAGAAAGTCAAGAATACCTTGGTAGATGTTACTCGCACCAAACTACCTGCAAATGGTTCTATGGGTTCTATCAGTATTGATGTGTTCACTCGCACCAATGGCAATAGCTCTTTGTATCTAAAGAACGTTCTTGTTACCGATATGATCGAGTACGTAGCTGACGAAAGTGCCGCATACGTCCCCGGCGATGAATTCGGTGAAGGTGCAGAAGCTCCAGCAGAAGATGCACCAAAGGAAAAAGCAAAGCCAAAAGCTAAAGCTGCTCCAGCTAAAGACGAAGCTGAAGAAGACTCACCGTTTTAATCATAGGGGCTTCGGCCCCTCCTTTAACCTCTAGGAGAATTTAATGACAAAAACCACAAAAGATATTTTGACTATTCTTTTTACTTTGACCCTTGCATGCTTATTGATCGCTTTCGGTCCTTTGGCTGTAGTCTGGTCCCTTAACACACTATTCCCTGTACTGAGCATTCCTTATACCTTCTATAGCTGGTTAGCTGTGATCGTGATGAATCTCACATGGATGTACAAACCAAATATTACGAAAGGTTAATATGCAAAGTAAAGAAGCAATCGCAAAGCTAGTCAAGCTATACACACAAGAACAATCACTCGCTGAAGAAATCAAAGAAGTTAAGGATGAAGCTAAATCTTCTGGACTTGATGTAGCTGCAATCTCCAGTGTATCTAAGGCAATTGTAACTAATAAAGTTGACACATTGGTCGCCAAATCTGAATCTATTTTAGATACGATTAAATTATCAAGAGAGTAAAAATAAGCCCGTGGAAACACGGGCTTTCTTATTATGTTATTTAAATTTTGTAATAGATGTAAGGCACAGAAATCTACAGATTTATTCAGTAAAAAGAAAACAGCAAAAGATGGATTATGTTCAAATTGTAAAGAATGCGAAAAATTAATTCATAAGGCGTATTACGAAAAGAATCGAGAAACTATTCTTGAAAAAGACAAGCAAAAACGTAAATTAGGCCTTCAAGTTAAATCTAAGCCTACATTAAAAACACGCTTAGAACAGAATTCAAAACGAAAGGAATTAAGACGTAAGTCTCCTGAGTTATCTCTGTACACAGAGGCAAAGAAGAGAGCAAAGGAAAAAGGCTTAGAATTTTCTATCCTATTAGACGATATCTTTGTTCCTCCTGTTTGCCCAATACTTTTAATACCACTGAAAACAGGTACTGGAAAATTACAAAGTAGTTCTCCTTCATTAGACCGAGTAGATAATTCTAAAGGTTATACCAAAGACAACATTATGGTTATATCTTATTTAGCTAATAGGATGAAATCCTCAGCATCAAAAGAACAACTACTTCAGTTTTCTATTTACATGTTAGAATTTTTTAAGGAAACATATGAATGAACGAGTGCTAATCATTGACGCTGACTTGATTGCGTACAGATATGCAGCTGCGAATGAGAAACGAACTATCATTGCCAAGCATATAAAATCAAGTAAAGAGAAAATCTTCAAGACAAGGACAGAACTGAAAACCTTCCTAAAAGAAAAGGATATTGAATTTAAAGCAGAAGACTACGAGATTGAAGACGTACAAACTGCAGCTTCAGTTGAGATCGCTTTAAAGAATATGAAAGGTATTGTCGAAGGTTTAAAAGAGCATACGTGGGCAGACAGAGTAGAATTGTATTTAGGTACAGGTAAGACATTCAGACATAAGTTAGCATTACCTACTCCATATAAAGACAAACGAGATGATCTACTAAAGCCATTGCAATTACAAGAAGCTAGAAAGTACTTAATGACAAAGTACAAAGCTCAACTAGTAAAAGAACTAGAAGTAGATGATGTTGTAACAATCAGAGCCTATGAAGAGAAAGCTAAAGGTAATTATCCTATCTTGGTATCGGTTGATAAAGATGCTCAACAATCGCAAGGTATCGAAGTACTCAATTGGGATAAAGACCCTTGGGAATCTAAGCTTATCCCTGACGTTGGTACTCTTTGGAAAGAGAAGACTACTGTAAAAGGTGATGGCTTAAAGTTCCTTGCTTTTCAAACGCTTGTTGGTGATTCAGCCGATACATACTGTGGCTACCATCTCTCTGAATTCAAGTATGGTCCTATGAAGGCTGTAAAGGCTCTAGAAGAGGCTAATACAGAGAAGGCAGTACTGGAGGTGCTAATCAGCGAATACAAGCGTCTATACCCCAATCCTGTAGTTTATACAGACGTTCATGGAACAGAACATGAATCCGAGTGGGACGATCTACTACAATTGTATTGGGATTGTGCCTATATGAAACGCAGTTGGGATGACCCTAGCAGCTTTATGCAGTTTGCAATGGAGAGAGGCGTTAACTTATATGACAATTGATCTATACAATACAGCCGATGTAAAGATAGTGCGTGAACAACTTATCAAAGAACAGCAAGGCTTATGTGCAATTACAGGAATACCAACTGCTAGTAATAATTTTGCACTAGACCACAAGCACGATGACGAACAGCTTGTACGAGGTGCAGCACATAAGCAAGCAAACGCAGCCTTAGGTAAGTTAGAGAACTTAGCGGTAAGATACCTGTATTGGTATCCAGATGGTTTACCGGAGTTCTTACGCAAATGTGCTGATTACATCGAACGTGAACCTGACCGAAGATGGCGTCATCCGGGTTGGGTCCGAAAAGTTAACACTATGTTTAATAAGTTAAAAGAATCACAAAAAGATTTTGTACTAGTAGCTTTAGATCAACATGGTTGTAAGAATGGAACAGAACGCAAGAAAGCATTTCAGAAAGCTATATTGACACGCAAGTACAGCTATGATACAATCTGCTTTCTTATCAACTCAGCAAAGGATGCATGATGCAAATTACAGAAGTTAGAAAAAGTAGTGGATATTGGGGTGATAGCTATGCACCTCAAATGGAAGACTTAATTGGGCGTACATTTACAAAAGTAGGCTCTGATAGTGAACAACTTGTACTAAGTAACGACAAAGAATATTTCAAGTTTTACCATAATCAAGATTGCTGTGAGTCTGTATATATTGAAGATATTACTGGTGATCTAGACGATCTATTGAATTCTCCAATTTTGTTTGCAGAAGAATCTTCCAATGATGATCCTAATGCAACTGAATCAGGAACTTGGACGTTTTATAAACTCGCTACTGCAAAGGGTTGGGTTGATATTCGTTGGTACGGCTCTTCAAATGGTTATTACAGCGAAGGAGTTAACTTAGAATATGGTAAGTTTAAAAAATGAAAATTAAAGTAATTAAATGTCACAATCCGATTCTCTGGTACTCCAAGCATGTAGGTGAAGAGTTCAATGTAGAGTTCATTGACGATAAAGCTTATTGGAGTAGAGAACGGGACGGTCAATTCAATTGTTTAAATTGGATTGCTAAAGAAGATGCAATAGTAACAGAAGGAAACCTATGAAATATACAGACGAGACAATTGATAAAATCCTACAAATGAAGTTTGAAGGTTTCTCTTCCAGAGCTATTGCCCAAGCTTTGAACATTAGTAAGTCAGGTGTCAATGATCTCTTACAACGTGATCGAAAACTGCAGTACGATCCTCGTGATGTAGCTTTTAAACCAAATGGACCAAAGATTTTAGTATTTGATACTGAAACTGCAGCAGCTACTGCTCTTACTTTTGGACGATTCAAAGTTAACCTATCTCAAGATAACATCTTAGATAATGGTGGTTGGATTCTTTGTGCTTGCTGGCGCTGGTTAGGTGAATATGAAACACATCGTATCTTCTTAACCCCAACTGAAGTAGCAGCAAAAGATGATAGCCGTATTGTAGCTAAACTTTTTGAACTTTATGAAGACGCTGATGCCGTATTAGCACATAATTCTCAAGGATTTGATCACAAGGTTGTACAGACTCGTGCTATTGCCAATGGTTTCCCTCCGTTACCTCAAGTTAAAGTATTAGATACACTACAACTTGTCAAGAAATACTTGAAGCTGCCTAGCAACCGTTTAGACGCTATTGGTGAGTTCTTTGGCTTAGGTCGTAAGATTTCAACTGGTGGTATTTCACTCTGGCGCAGAGTCCAAGAGGGTGATGTACAAGCTATGGAAGACATGGTAACGTACTGTGAACAAGACGTTGATCTACTATATGATGTGTACTTGCGTACTCGCCAACTAGGTCGTGCTGGTTCAGACTTCAATGCTGCTCTTTATTTTGATGATAATTTAACTCGATGCCGTGTATGTGGTAGTTCTGATGTAGAATTCACTGGTCGAACTATTGAGACTTCTTTGAACGTATTTGAAGAAGTTCGCTGTAACGAATGCGGTGCTGTTCATCGTCATCGTAAGTCAGTCACTAGTAAAGAAAAGCGAAATAGCTTGCTTGCGTAATGCAATCTGTGCTATAATAGTATTTACAATTTAAATTAACACCCCGGCTAATAACCGGGGATTTTTTGTCTCTTGAAAGGAGCTTCTTATGAAACCTTGGGTTAAATGGCTGATTAGTCGTAATCTAAAATTTGTCGTGTACTTTGTTTGGCTACTGGTCTTGCCTTTGTATTGGCTGGTCTATCTGGAACAATCAATGGAAGATGCAATTTATGATCTCAAATCAATTAAAGACGTTAAAAAGGAAGACCTATGATTAGTACCTACAATATTTCAGATTTTCAATTAGATTGTTACGCCTTCAATGAGATTGCAGGTAAGCACGATCTAACTACTTTGAAAGATATCGACTTTCAATACAAACTGATCTACGAAGAAACCAAAGAGATTAAAGAAAAAGGTATCGACAAGAACAACGTTAAAGAAGTTGTAGACGGTGTAGTCGATGTTTTAGTTACTGCATTAGGACTGGCTCAAAAGCTTGAACACCTTGGTGTAGATATGAACAAAGCAATGCGAGACACTGCTTACAATAACCTAACAAAGTTCCCTTCTAAAGAACTGACTGCTATTCAGACTGCTCAAATGTATGAAGCAGACGGTGTTCAAGTCGAAGTACAGTACAATTCTCTTTACGATCTATTTGTGATTAAGAATTTGAAGGATAAAGTAATGAAACCAATCGGATTTGAAAGCAATGATTTATCTAATTGCATCCCTGCAGATTTGTTATTGAATGGTTTTAAGGAGAACTGAACATGAATTTAAATGATCTTTTAGTTGATGGTAAGGTATACACACCTGTATTTGATGCTGGTAGTGTACAAGGCTGTGATTTATGTGCATTTAATAACGATCTCAGAAGTTGTCAATTGGCAAACAAGGTTGTGAATTGTTCTGATACAGAGTCTTATTTTGTACCTGCTTCTACACTAACAAAAGTAGATTTGCGATCTGATACACAACAAATGCAAGCTTGGAATCCAAATGCTGTAGAAGAGCAAATTCCCGGTACTAAATACGACAACGGTAAGATTCAGTACACGCTTGTCCCTCCTTATGCTTTGCAAGAGGTTGCACGTAACCTTACAGCGGGTTTAAAGAAGTATAAAGAGCGTAATAACTGGCAGAAAGTCCCTGAGGCTAGGCAGCGTTATATGGACGCTCTAATGCGGCATTTTGAAGCTATTCGCCGTGGTGAAATTATTGACCATGAAAGCACTGAGCCAAACATGAGCCATATGTCAGCAGTTGCTGTAAACGCCATGTTCTTGCTTGAGTTTATGTACAATCCAGAACTACAGGAGACAAAATGATTATTTTGCAAGTAATGAGTATCTTAGTGTTACTAATTATTCTAGTCTTAGTATACTCTTCTATGCACAAAATGCTGAAAGAACACAAGAGTATCCATACTGAAAATACAGATCAAGATAACCTTGATTTACCCGAAACCCTGTGATATAATCACTATTCTCTTAATTTTTAAAGGTAGTATATGAATAAAAAATTAAAGTTCCCTCCCCGCCCAAGTGCAATTGTTGCACTATGTATTATCTCTGAATCAGAAATTACAAAAGTAATGCCAAATTATTCAGCAGAGTTTGAAAATGAAGAGATTAAGTTTAAAAGCTTTCTGTATTCGTTAGGTATGGATATCAATAAACCATATCAGCGCCAAGATGGTCTACAGCACAGAAATCGTTTAAATGAAATCGTTGTATGCAGTCGGTGGGTAGGCGAAGAGAGAATTGACGAAGCTTGGATCAATAGCGGTTACGCAAGTAAACCCGCAATCGATAAAGCAAGCGGAAGTAAATTAACGGAAGACCTCTATCGTGCAAGATACGAAACAGAAGATGCACAAGCTATCTTGGAAGCTAGAGATCGATACAACACAATCACAGAGGATGAATAATGCTAGATAAGCACCTGTTGCCAATTAACGAAAGACAAGAACCTGTAGAGTTCGCAGATCAACAACTAAAAGTATTTTGGCTACCAGATGAAATTAAAGTAGAGAAAGATATTCAAGACGTACTAGTAAACTTCACTCCAGCTGAAAAGCATGCAGTTATTACTACGTTGAAACTATTCAGTATCTACGAAACACATGCAGGTTCTGAATATTGGGGTGGACGGTTTAAGAATATGTTCGATGGTGCTGAATTCCATCGCATGGCTTCTGTCTTCTCTATGTTCGAACTTGCAGTACATGCTCCGTTTTATAATAAGATTAATCAGTTATTGCATATCGATACACCAGAGTTTTATACATCCTATTTAGACGATCCTGTTCTAAAGCAGCGAGTAGAACATATTGGTGCTATCATTGATCATCATGACGATCTTATTTCTTTAGCTGCTTTTTCGATGGTAGAGGGTGTTATCTTGTATAGCAACTTTGCTTTCTTAAAGCACTATCAGTCACAAGGTAAGAATAAACTCATGAACATCGTTCGTGGTATTAACTTCTCAGTACGTGACGAGAATATCCATTCGATGGGTGGTGCATGGGCATTTAAATATAAGCTAGAGCAACTTAAAAACACATTATCCAATGAGGAATTTGAATTGCATAAATTGTCAATTGAATCTCGGATTCGATCAGTTGCTCAAAAACTTTACGAACATGAGTGCCAGATTATTGCAAAGCTATTTGAGAAGGGTGATATCAAAGGTATTACTGCTCACCAACTAGAGAACTTTGTACAGTCTCGTGTTAATGAATGTTTAAAGCAGCTAGGCTTTACTAAAGAATACGATGTAAAATATGATCCGATAAGCGAATGGTTCTACAAAGGTATTAACAACTACCAGTTCAATGATTTCTTTTCAGGGCAAGGCCGGGAATATAATCGGAATTGGGATCAATCTGGATTTGTATGGAAAAAAGATGCACTAAGTGCGGAATAACTAAACTATTTTCGGAGTTTACTTTAAATAATAATCGTCCTGACAAGCTTACTGTCTGGTGTAAAACCTGCTCTAAACAAAGTAGGGATGATTATTATTTGAAAAACAAGGAGAAGATTAGAGAGAAGCATTTAGAATGGAGAGCAAATAATAAAGATTACATTGCAAGTCAGCGAGTCATTAAAAAAGAAGAAGATCCCCGAAAAAGTATCTTGTATTCAGCAAAATACAGGGCTACTCAGAGAGGTCTTCCTTTTAATCTTGAGCTAGAGGACATAGTGATTCCCGAGTACTGCCCTGTTCTAAATATTAAATTAGATTTTTTCCACACATCTCAGAATAGAACATCACCTAGCTTAGATCGAATAGATTCAAGTCGAGGATACACAAAAGACAATATACAAGTAATAAGTTGGTTAGCAAATACAATGAAAACAAACGCTTCAAAAGAAGAGTTAGTGTTGTTTGCTAATTGGGTATTGAACACATTTAAGGAAGAAAATGACAGATAACATTTATAAGAAATTAAGCGAAGAGAGAAAACGGCTACAAGAACAAGGTCTGGTTCCTGAATGGTATACGACAGCTGGTTATCAGATGTTCAAGGAAAAGTACGAATACGAAACCGAAGGTCGTTCTGTGCGTGGTCAATTTGAGAGGATAGCCCGTACTGCAGCAAAACATGTTCCTATGCTTCCTAATGCTGAAGCAGAGTTCTTTAATCTGCTTTGGAACGGTTGGTTGTCTCCTAGCACTCCTGTACTAGCCAACATGGGTACAAACCGTGGAATGCCTGTATCGTGCTCAGGAACCATTGCTGATGATTCCGTAGATGGTTTCTATACGAACTTACACGAAGTTGCTATGCTGACTAAATACGGTTTTGGTACAGCAACTGACCTTAGTAGCATTCGTCCTCGTGGCTCTAAGATTAGCGTAGGTGGTAAAGCTTCTGGTGTTCTACCTGTGATTAAAGAGCACGTTAACGCTATGCGTAATATCGCACAAGGTACTGCACGTAGAGGTGCTTGGGCTTTCTATCTAGA